TTTCCTGTTAAAGTGGAAAATTGATACTGCTTAGCAGCAGGCCGTTTTTGTGCGACTATAGATAAACCATCGCAGCAAATCAAACGGTTTGTGTAGAGTATAGGATCTATACTTCCACAATGATAACATCGAAGTTCGAACATCACAAATAATCGAAGATATGCATTTGCTTTCGTACATCTCTGGTAGTTAGAGAACAGTGTTCACACGCTTTTTTCTTAGCGAGTGAAATTTCAACATGGTTGCAACGTGGGCAACAAAAGATTCGCCAAACTAACCTCATCTCCAACACCCACAGTATCGATAGGCCCGTTTACACATGAAACATGCGTTATCCAGTCCGATGCTATCAAGATAGAATCCGAGTATCATATTATTCCTCTCCCTCTGGGTTGTGCAGCTTACACCATGAAACCATGGACCAATCATTACAATTAAAGCAAGCTTGAAAGATGCATCCACATTCGTTTTTGTCATCCATGAGATATGGATCCTTGCAACAACTCATTCTGTCACGTCCTTGCAATCGCAATCTATGACGTGACCGGCGACGTGGATTAAATTCAGGCATACTGCTCTGAAGGTCCACTTACCGTCAACTTTTATTCGAGCATACAACTTCATTCAGCAAGCCTCCTAATCTGCAGCTCTTCTGTAAGTTCTACCATCATCAAATAATTTTGATGTTGTTGTTTACCAGGAAACCAACCCGAATTCATACTCCAATCTAATAACAGATCGAGTTGTCTACGGATTTCTTCTCTGGTCATTGCCTCAATTTCTAACTGATAGTTACTAATTCCGTCCATGACACTCCTATGTATACACAGTATATAAGGATATGTATACACCAAAAGTGAAGTGGTTATTGGCGAAGCCAACGATTCGATCGCCACTTGTTCATCAGCATCGCTCGGTGTACCACCCAGGCTAATGCACGTTCTCTTTTGCTTATTTTCGGGTCGAGAGCTATTCGCTTAGCCTCTCTTGCCAACTTCATATCTGAAGCACGAATCTCTCTTGCGGTCTTTGCACGTTGTGGACCACGAGATTCGGTATCGAGGTCGTGTGATTTACACGCTCGATCTAAACGATTCATAGGTTGGACTCGTTCTTGCATACGTCTAGTAACGTTTGTTCCTGGACCGCAGAAGTTGCAGCCAGGCAAATGCTTCTCTTTAGCGTCGTAAGGTTTTACGTAACGCTTCCGGTTCTTAGTGCTCAAATACAAACACCAGAACCCCAAACAAGCACACTGTCAAGAATGCCAAGTTGGTGTGAAACAAACAATGCTACAAGGTAGGCAATATTGTTCTGTTTGATATGCTCCAAAACGGTAACCATTTTGTTAGCGTCAACAGCGGTATCGACTACTGTCGCAAACTCCATCAGAATCCCTCGCTCTTGACTCCTCGATAACTGCCAAAGGCAATTTCAATGAGTACAGAATAAACATCTGAAGGTAGTGCGGATTTAATCTCGAATTCGAGAAGTCCACACATAGCTGTAAATGAACCCATAGTTGCACGGCCATCCACAATAGTTGTGTCTTGCATTACTAATGGCTTCGGCATATTCAATTCATCACCTGGATAGGAGGAAATATCATATGGTGGATAATCATTGTCGCCTTCTAAATCATCGACAACTTCATCAACGGTAGTTCCGTAATCGAAAACGTTAACCAATGGATCATCGGAAACGGTTCCAGGGACATTAGGATTAGCTCCAGAAACAGTGGCTCTAGATTCGCCATAACTCTTGATTAATCCTACTGAAGTCCAATTTCCTACAGCGCCGACGTGATCGCCGAGTAGGTGGATGTCGAATGCATCAACACCAGTAGTTCCATCAAAAGTCACTAACTGAGTATAGGTCCATTCGTCCATTAGCCCAGCCTGTCCTCCGTTATCCAGAGGGAAAGGCAGAGTAGCAGATCTCATATCATTAGAAAGATAAACTTTGAAATCTGCCCAAGTTCCAGCTATGTTTCCAGCTAAATTCGCAGATACTTCTTTATTCATCTCTCTCCATACCATGAATGCACGCTGATGAGCCGACTTGGCAACCCAAGAATTCGGCGCAGTAGCTACACTTATCCTGTTCCCAAAATTTGGGATATTCGAAGAAACAATTGTTACCTTCTTAACATGATAATCACGACCTTGTCTGTAGAGTCTTCGGTTAACAATACCGAGGTCTCTTGCCAGGTCTATGTAATGCGACGTCTCAGTATCTGGAGTCTCACTGTTCGTCAGATCGTATCGAAGATAACGGACTGCCGGTGTCAATGCTTTTGCTTTGGTCTTACGTGAAGCCATAAGACGACGCTAAGGTTGGAGGTTTATAGTATAACTCTAAACAACCCACCTACACTCCCCCTCCGAAAACGAGACCGCCCTGCTACCGATGCAAGCATCACTTCTCATCTTCTTCACCCTTCCACCGAAGGTGACAGTCCTTAGTCGCATAGGGTAAGATGTGTAAAAAATTACACGATCTCACTCCGAACAGAAATGCCGTTCGAACTTTTGACTAAAGTCACAGCAACCCCTACGACAAAATAACCCAAGTTTTCCTGTTAAAGTGGAAAATTGATACTGCTTAGCAGCAGGCCGTTTTTGTGCGACTATAGATAAACCATCGCAGCA